GTTCTACCAACTGAAGTAAATCCACCACCAGCAAATCCCTTGTCAATCCATTCAATTGCTCGTTGCGCCGCTTCTCTAACTGACTTAGGAGGTGAAAGACTATCCTCGGCTTTTTCAACTTGCTCAATTGGCATTTGATAGCCATTGACTGTAAAGAAAGTTTTAATGTTACCTACGGTGTCGCCTGTGGCTTTAATGACATCTAGGACTGTCTCGGCTGGCAATCAAGCATTTGAGGTTAGGTCTACATAATCAATTGTGTCTATAAGAATCTCGTAGTTATCCCAAGCGTCTTGGGGGCGTTCCATCTTGCGCCTTGCCATCTCATTTAAGACTGTGTGATGAACCTCTATGGAGGCAGGGGTAGCCACGGACTTGTGGACATTGTTATGGAGCGCTTGAAGTTCTTCAGCGCTTAGATGAATTAGTTTGGGAGCAATATCCGCCATGTTCTAAGAGTAGCGGATGGTATTACTACTCGGGTTTATTTCCTTGAAGCACGGTTGAAATTTCATTCATAATCTTTGCCTCATCTTCATCGGAGGCACCAGTCTCAGAGGTGAACTTAACTCCCTCTTCCCATTTAGAGTAAGCCTCTTGGATGGTTTTTAATTTATTGCGTCTGCTCATAATCTAATTATACCCCAGTTTATTTTTTTCCGCCACTAGGCGCTGGTTTTTCACGGGATGTTCCGTCGTAAATCAAGCCATCTCCGTCATGGTCAATAGGACCATCTAATAGTTTTTGACCTTCAGGTGTTAGCACTTTTACATACTTCATACCAATACTAGCCATCAATGATTTTCCTGGCCATTCTGTTGCACCTTCTGTATAACCAATGTTTGCAAAATGAGCAGGAAGAGGAAAATTTTCATCTTTCATGCTTTTAACTTCTGAGTAAATAGGCTCGCTAGAAGGAACATAACCTTCCAAGTATCTACCCATTAAATTATCAAATTCAACTCTTGCGGGGGTACCTTGACCTAATCTTCTGTTTGCGGAATCAATTAGCGTCCTAGCATTTTCACGCAAGTATTCAGGGTTAAAATCATAACCTGCTCTTGCCCAATGTCGAGCGCCATCCATAGCAGTCGAAACTTCAATGTATCCAAATCCCCTTGCTACATACCAAGCCTCTGACTGTTTAATTATTTCTTTGCCAAATCCAGTTCCCTTGTAGTCATCTTCTTCAATAATAAGAGCGGCGTGTTCAACATTCCAAACGCCATTTTCTTTGAAAATTTCTCTTTGTATAAAACCAATCTGCTCACCCTCATCATTATCAATAGTTCCGTCAATAATTATTGAGCCATCACCTCTGTTGTTACTTGTTGCGTCTCTAATTTGTGAAGATATAGTGCGTTCTTCCCCATCAAGATTATTACCAGTATGTGATACCCCATAAACTTGATTGAAAGATTCTATTAAGTCTTGAGCGTTTCCTTCAAATTCACCTGAGTCCATCCCTGTTGCCAATTCAGTTAAAAGTTCATTCTGAGATTCTACATAGGTGTCAATCATTTCGTTTTGAATATCTTCATAGATAGTTGCTTTTTCTTGTTCTGTATATTCATGATTGGGAAATTCTTCTTGTAGATTATTTAGGCGATACTCAACTAATTGGTCAATTCCCGAAATAGCATCTCTGTAAAGGTCTTGGTCATTTTCAACAATAAGTTTTAATTGTTCATCGGTAACAGTATTTTGAATTCCGCTTTCTATGACACTATCCAAATCTCTTATAGTTGGACCAACTTCTTTCATTGTTTCAATAAGAGCAATCTCGTCATTTGTGTAACCCCTAGCCCAGTTGCCGTGTTCGGACTGGTCATGGTCTCCGTGTTTTAATACGGGTTTCAAACCATAATCAAAGTAAATTACTTTGAGGGTTTTGCTAACTTCGCCCAAATCTCTTTGGCGTAAGCGTCTATCTGCTCGTCCGTCATGTTCGACATATCGGGCAGTTGTACCGCTTCGAGTTTTTTCGATGCCACCTGTTCCTCCTGTTTCTATTTCTTTTAAGTTTGCTACATCCCATATTGAGATTTGGTCGCGTTCACGACCCCGAGAGATAGCCTCTCCCTCGTCCTTAATGTTTTCTGATACATCAAGGTAGACCTGTCCATCCTTCGTATTATGCCATAACCCTAGGTAGTTATTCGAATTATTGAACTCAGATTTATGTTGTTTCATGTAGGAGGAAAGAATCTCAGAACCTTTAGCCTCATCAAAAAAGTCATCAGCCTTGACTATCGCCGCAAACTTCTTGCCTTTTGCCACCATAAAGCCGTCTTTAGGGCTGGAGCCGTCTTTCATATCAACGGTAAGCCCTCCATTAGCCTTGACGCTCTCAAGGGTCGAGCGGACTATCTCAGGGGCTACCTGAAGCCCTTGCGCCCATGAGCCATGAGAACTTTGGTCGTGGTCTCCGTGCTTTTTAACATCTTTGGCTCGGGTAATCTCTACATCTCCAAGCATGGTTACGAATCTACTCATTTGTCCATCCTTTGAAAGACTCCTACTTTCATAGGGTTGCCATCTCCGATAGAAACGGTGTTGTATCCCATGAATTTCAAAGATGTGTTTCTTGGTAATAAAATTTCTCTTTCGTCGTTAGCGGTGGAAACATTGTCAAACAAATCTACAACAGCATTTTTTAGATAATCAACTGCTAGACCTTTACCTTTTTTAGATTCACTTGGCAAAAGAATTGATGGTGTGTCATCTGTGGTTCTAATCATTTGTAAATTTTGCAATACATCTAAGCCTTCTTCTCTTGTTATATCAACTCTAGTTGTAGACATAAAACCTTTGTCCATTAAAAAATCTCCTACTTCAAGAGTATCTGTAATGCTTTTATCAAATACTCGGTATAAATTTTTGTCTCCAAAAAATTCAGGTGCTTCTTCTATGAGTTTATCCAAATCACCAACTCTATATTCTTGCATTTGTCGGTATTGTTTAGCATCAATCGAATCGTTTTCATCAGGGTCTCTATTAAATCTTCTTAGGTAGCCGTTTATTTCTGCATATCCATCCGCTGTGTAGGTATTCAAACTTCTTATTTCTTCACGGGAGATTCCAACTGGGTCTTTACTACCGTCAGTTTTAATTCCATATTTCTCAAAATAAGTATTTTGTGCTTCTTCGCCTTGAGTTTCTTCATCAAAATTATTAGTAGCCCAAGAACCGTGGCTTGATTGGTCATGGTCGCCGTGTTTACTTACCTCTTTAGGTAAAGAATTAGGATGTTTAGTTTTTAATCCAAGAGAACGATAGGCGTCAAGAGCATCGGGATTATTTTCAATAGCCAAAACTACATTTTTGTTTGACATCAATCTTTCTGCGGTTGCCCTTTTATATTCAGTTCTATCTTTGCCTTGGTCTCTAAAGTTTATAGAATTAAACTTAACTCCAGCATCTCTTAACTGTTGTTCTGTTCGACTTCTATCGCTTGCTTCTCTTCCAGTCACTATGGCGATGTAATGGTCTTTAGAAAGATTATTAACATAATCAATCGTACGAGCCATTGGATATTTTCTATCTTGTAATAAAGTATAATCAATATCGACTATTACAGCCTTTTCTTTGCTTTTAATAACTGGTTTATATCCAAGTGGAAATGCGATTGTGATACTCATTTACTGCGTCTTTCGGGTGGAATGATTACCATGGTGCAACGACAATTAGGATGGACTCTTCCTGGAGTTTCGTGTCCGCTAGAAAATGTTTCGTTCCAAGGAACTATCTCGCCGTCTAATTCCATACAAATAGGACAGGTGCGTTCGTCTTGAGCAATAATCCACATTTTCTGTGATTCACCATCTACATAACCTTGCTCTGCCGCTTGGTTCCAACCCTCTTGGCGTCCCTCGTTTTGAGCAATCTGAATCTCTGTGCGAGCAATCATGGTTGCTCTCTTACTCTTGAGAGAATCCGCATAACGGGTAGCGCGTTCGGTTGCACGGGTGCGAGCGGTTGCCTCTTTGATTCCGCTTCTAACTAGGCGGTCAAACTCTCTTTTTTCATAAGTGGTAACTGCTTTTGCCCATTGAGGGTGAAGCCCAACAACATTTTTAATTCGTCGGGCTGTTGCTCTGTAATCTAACTGCTCGTTAAAGGCGTCAATGATTGCTTGCCGAATTGAGTTACGGGAGATGGCGTCAATAGAAGTTACAAGTTCACCAGCACGGCGTTGAGCAAAGGCTAAAGAGTTTGGGTTTGTCTTATTAAAAGACATCGTAAATTCAACCTTGGG